AGCACAGGCCCAAGCAAGGAAAACGCCCGCTGCGCCACCTGCGCGCCTTGGGCAAGCTTGCCCATTTCGCGGTTGCCAGCTTCGCCCACATCACGCAGGCCCTGCTTGACTTCCAGCGCGCCATCCATACCAAGGCGGATCGCAACCCTATGCTGTGCTTGCGCCATCGGTTGCCTCCTTCTCATTACTGGCCTGCGCCATGCCGGTGCGGATCGCGACCAGCATCTGCGCTGCCGGCCAACCTGAAACACCACCTTCACGCATCAGCGCCAAGGCGGCAGAAATATCCAAAGAAAGCCCGCTCATATCAGCCTGGACGCAGCCCATGGCGGCATGCCAGGCGGTGAAGCCTTCCGCCGATTCTGGCGAATTCGCTTCATAGGGGCACTTGTCGCCGCAGCTTTTTTCGAGTGCGGCGCAGCCTTTACAATATGCAGGACCGGCGCCGAAGTGCCATTCAGCGCGGGCCCTTAGCCGTTTCCCTCAGCACTCACTACCTGGATGGGGCGCAGCGCCGCATCCCAAAAGGCGCTAGCCATGGCTTCAATATCCATCAGCCGTTCCGCCGCATCGCCGGTCAGGGGCAGCGGCGCATCATCCGGCCCCACCACACCTTCCCAGGCTTCAATGGCAAAGCGCGCCAAGGCCTTCGCCATCAGCACGAAGGCCAGGCCCCGGCTGATGTCGGGGTCCAATTCACAGCTGGCGGCTTCTGCCGCTTCACGCCCCAAGCGCGCGGCGCGGTGCTGCGCGGCGGAGACAATGGCCGTGGTGACGGGCTTGATCCGCACGCGCACGCCATGCGGCAGATCAGCCCAGAAGGGTTCGACCGGCAGGTCCAGTTTAAGCATAGACAGTGCCGGCCTGGTTGTTGCGCAGCACCACCGTCATCGCGCGGGTGGCCGTGGCGTTAAAGGCTGCGCGAAAGTCAAACGTGGCTTCCACACCGGCGGGGCCGGCGATCGGCGTCTTGGCCAGCGCCAGATACACTTCATGCACGGTGAAGGTCAGGCTGGTGTTCGCGTCAATCGTATAGGCAAAGGCGAATTCCGCGCTGGAACCATTATCCGCCTGCGTCAGCAGCGTGGTGTTTTCGAAGCGCGTGGTGACCTGGCCGGTCACCAGCGAAACGCCGGGATCAATACCTTCCAGCTTGCGATCCGCGCGAATGGTGCGGACCATTTCCATGTTGTTGTTGAAATTCAGCCGCGCGCCAGTCACTTGTGCCAGCGCCGAACCACCCCGGCTAATGCTGCCCTGGTGTTTGCTGAAGCGCGTATAGGCCGCGCTGGTCGGCGTGCCGGCGGCGGTTGTGCCCGCGCGGCTGCTGCCCTGCGCCATCAGGCCAATCGTGGCCTGGGCCGGGCCGGTAGGGCTGAAATCAATATCAAGGCTGCCCGCGCGGGCACCCACTGCGACTTCGAAGGAAGGCACATCAGGATGCGCAATTTCAATGGCCTGGGATGGCAAGCTGGCCGCGCCGGAAGCAAAAGTGTGGATGAAGTTCGGGTTGCTGCCTGTGGTGGTCGGCGCGCCGAACAGCATGCGCAGCCAGTGGCCGATATTAATCACGTCAATCGGCACCACGGCATTGCCCTGCACCGTCACGGTATCCTGAAACGGCGCGGCGGAATCGCGGTTATTGCCTACCGCCAGAACGTCAGACTGGATCAGGGGCTGTTCCGCGCCCAGGTCAATCGACATGAACGGCATGCGCAGCCAGTTACCACCTGGCGCGGTGCCATAGGTGGCTTCTTTGATCATGTGAATGCGCCCATTGGCGCCAATGGCACGCGGCATAGCAGTATCCTTCCGGTCAGGAAAGCGGCGTTTCGGCCGCGGTGAATTGCAGGGTTACGGAAAAGCGCGCGGCACGCAGCGCGGCGGCGCCTTCAAATTCAATGTCTTCCAGATCGGCGGTGCCGACTTCAGCAAATTCCACCGCGCCGCCAAGCGTGCGATTGGCGGACACGCCAGCGGACAAAGCGACCAGCAGCGCATCAATCGCAGCGGCGCGGGCGGCGGCGGTATTGCCGGCGACCACCACTTCCACTTCGGCGGCATGTTCGATGTGGTAGCGCAGCGGTGACATGATGGCTTCAGAAGTCACCACTTCCCCATCCCGCACTACCACCAGGCCGCCGGCGGGCAGGTTTTGCGGGTAGGGTTCATTGCGCAGCACCACGGGCTTAGGCGCGGGCCGGGCGGCGGCGGATGCGGTAATCTGCGCCACCAGCGCGGCGATGGCCGTTTCACGTGCGGACATTTGCGCGGACCTCCTTATCCCATTCCGCGACAACGCGGCCCGGGATGCGCGCGGCGGCTTGTTCGGCGGGCTTGCGAATGTCCAGGCGCTTGGGCAGTTTCACAGCGGGCAGAAGCAGGAACATGGGGACCATGCCTTGCGCCAGCAGGCCGCGCGCCCAGGCTTCACGGCCCTTGCGATTGCCTGTGCCGACTTCAGCCACACCGCCCGCCATCAGCCGCGTGCGGCGCTGCTTGCCGGTATTTTCGCCACGCTTCAAAGGCAGGCACCAGACAAAGCCCTTGCCGGATTTGAAAGGCCGCATGAAGGCCTGCTTGCTGGCCACCATCTGCGCGGGCGTCACGCGCATGCCGCCATTGCCCCGGCCACGGCGCCCGCGATCCGCATTGAAGCCAGTGGGGATTGCCAGAAACTTCTTCCCACCCTTGGGCCGGATCATGGCGCCTTTATCGAAGGCATCCACAATGGCCGGCACCTTGGACCAAACCAACCCCGCCGCGCCCAGGCTTGGCCTGCGCGGGAAGGTTCGGGCGCGCCAGGCATTGCCAAGGCTGCGCCCCTTGGCACCGAAAGCGGCATTGACCTGTCCGCGCAAATCAAGCTGCAGCCTACGCGTTTCTTCACCCATCACACGGGAAGCAGCGCGCGCGCCGCCTTCCGCTTCCAGCTTCATGTATTCCGCGATGTTGCCAGTGACCTGCGCCACAAACTTCATCGGCGGCACATCACCTGCCAGGCGGTTTGCGTGACATCGCGCATGGGCTGGGAAACCACAGTCAATTCCACCTCATCCGCCAGGATGAAGACATCACCGATGGCCACATCAGGCAGGTCAGCCACGGCAACGGAAAGCACGTCAGTCGCCTGCACAATGCCGGTGCCGAAGGCTTGTTCCGTCGCGTCTGGCGCGGTGCGGATGGCGCGCAGGGCAACACCTGGCCCGCTGCCACCCGCATAATACGTCACCGCTTCCGCCATGTTTGCATCCGCGACAAGCGCGGCCATGGCGGTAGCGAAGGCGTTCATGATTAAGCCGCGACCGCGTTCGGCTGACCGAGCTTCACCAAAATGTCAGTATTGTCGCCGCCCGCATTGGCAGCAAGGCCAACATGCCAGCCGATGCAGCGGTTGCTGGTGGCGGTAGTGGTGACGCGCTTTGCCGTGTCATCCCAGAATACGCGGACGCCAGCATTGATGGTGCCAGTGGCCTTGCGCAGCGTGAACACGCCTTCGGTATAAAGCACCGCAGGCGCGCCGGAAGCCGCATCGGCTGCCACCACACCAAACATATCACCCAACAGCAGGCCCTGGCCGGCGGCAAGGATGGCAGGAGCGGTGATGTCAATGCCATCGCCCGCCTGAACAAAATTCTTCATCTGGATTGCTCCTTCACAGGAAAATGGGGAAGCCTTGGGCGCCCCATGCGCCCAGGGCCATCAAGATTATGCCGGCGCAGCGCCCGCGTTGAAGAAGCCGCCGCGGAAATCCATGGCGCCAACCGCGAAGTCATGCACCACTTCAACCACCGTGCCATCCACACCCATCGGCTGGCCCACGCGCACCTGCGGTACTTCATTGTCGCCCACATAGCCGTACACATAGACCGGCGCGGCGGCAGGATCGGCAAACAGATACCAGCGGCTGTTCGGGATATTGGCATCCGAAATCACTTCAAAGCGGCCCGCGAAGGGGTTCACATTGGTGGGGCCAGAAGGAACCACTGTGGAAGACGCGAACTGCGCCGCCACAAATTCCTGAATGACCGAACACACCAAATAGCGCGGCTGGATGTTCAGCTTCAGGCCGTCCAAGCTGGACTGCGCCTTGATGGCGTTGAAGCCAAGGCCGAGCGCCAAAGCCGTGACCGCGCTGGCGGTGCCCGCTTTATTGTTGCGCGTGCCGCCGGCGGCAAACACCGCCGCGCTGCCTTCAGCCAGCGTCGGGCCGTCGCCGGAAGCGGTATTCACCACGCCATAAGCCGTGGCGTTTTCCCAATCCGCAATGCGGCGGCCGATCATGGTGCCGAAGTCAGTAAAGGCGCCAAGATCGTCATTGACCAGCATCTGGCGCGTAACCGCCACGCCACGCGCATAAGTGGCCGGCGTAATCTGTTCGCGCTTTTCGCTGACAGTGCCGCGCTTGATTTCGCCACCTTCACCCAAAGCCTGCAGGGACGGGAAATCACCCGCCGTCAGGAAGGAATGCGCCTTGAAGTCATTGAAGCGGCGGCGGGCAAAGAACGTCCGATAAGAAGGGGACGCCAGCGCATAGCCCGCTTCCAGCATTTTGTTGCCAGCATTGGCCAGCAGCAGCGGGAAGTCAGACGAAGTGTGGAAAGCGCGGGCAATCAGTTTTTCACGGTCACGGGAAGAAACCCGTTCACCGCGCGCCTGCGCCAATTCAATCAGCATATCGGAAGGGCGAAGGCCCACAAAGTTGCGCCACTGGCCTTCACCCGCCTTGCTGGCAACCGCCGGCATGTGGCGGGCAGCAATGGCAGTCGCCATGGCGTCAACAATATTGGCCGGGTCTTCATAAGAACGGCCGAATTGGCTCACCGCACCAGGCTTCAGGGCCGGGCGGGCTTCATCGGCTGCCACAATGGCGCCGAACAATTCGGCACGCAGCCAGGCCGCGTCATGGTCACCGTTGATGGCGCGCGCCTTCAGTGCGTTGACCTGCGTTTCATCCAGCCCTTGGGAACGCGCCAGACGGGCGGGTTCTTCCAGGCTTTCAATGCGCGCGCGTTCCTGCGTGCGCACCGCACTCACATCAACCGCCTGGGCGGCAGATGCCACATTATTGTCGCGCGCCTGCTCGGCGGCGGGGACCGTAGTATCGGCCATGCTCTCTCCTTCGCGCCTAGGCGCGTTGTTGCCTTCTGCCGTGGAAGCGGCACCGGCCGCACGCACCTGCGCGCTGGCATCGGCCGGGATAGGGACAAGCGAAATCTCGAACGGGGTCCACTTCTTGGCGGTGCGGACCAGCACACCATCCGGCCCACGCGATTCCTGCCAGTCTTCAGAAGCGACCTGGTAGCCAACAGAGACATTGCGCAGGATGCCATCGCGCACATCATTCAAGATGGGCTGGACTTCATCGCGCGCAGAAAAGCGCACCTGGGCGCGGCCTTCGCCATTCATGATCCATGCGCGTTCAACCACGCCAATCACATCACGCAAATCATACTGGCCATGTGTATTCAGCAGCGGTGCGCCACCATTCAGCCGGGCCAGGTCCACCGCTTCTTCAGTCATGGCCAGTTCTTCAATGAAAGGCTGGCCACTGCGCCAATCGGTACGGCGCACGCGGGCGCCCGTACTCCACACCAGCTCCACCGTGCGGGTACCCGCATTGAACGTGCTGGGCGCAAAGCGCGCTTCAAGCCGCGGCACTTCCGCAGTTTGCATTTCAGTCATTCCATTTTCCTTCAGGCTTCCGCGGCGTCATTTGCCGCAAGCTGCACCGCCGCGTTTTGCTTCGCATCCTGCGCGCCACCGGATTTGGCGACATAGCGCGGGTCAGTATCCAGAATGACGCCAAGTTCCTTGGCTTTCTTGTTCGCCTTGGCGATCTTCGCCATGACTTCATCGAAGTTCGAACCGAACATGCCAACAGCTTCATCTTGGCTGATGAAGCCAGCGCGCACCTGCGCGATCAGCGCGGCGGTATCCTTGCTTGGGTCCACCATTTCCGGCGCTGGCGGCACATGGAAAGGCGCCAGATAATCGGATGGGAACAGGCCCAACAACGCGCCCTGCGCATGGAAGCGCCGCGCCACGCGGCTAATCAGCATGGGGACCAGCATGGTATATTGCACTTGTTCCAGCAGCCGGCGGAATTCAATCTTGCCCGCGCGCAAGCTGGAATAATTTGCCTGTGACAGGTCGCCCGAAACCTGGTCATAAGTCAGGCCCGCGCCAACCGAAATGGCTTCCAAATGGCGCCTGGCGTACCCCGCATGATCGCCGCCGCCCGATGGGTTCACCGTTTCAATGGTGCCGCCGCCGCGCCGGTATAGAATTTGCTGCGGTTCCAGATATTCAACCTTGTTCCCGGAAGCGTCTTGCAACACTTCGCCGGAAACCGATTCTTCGTCATCGCCGGTCACCACCAGGGCAAGGCAGGCTTCCACAAACGCCTTTTTCAGCAAGGCCGATTCGTATTCGCTCAAATCCCGCAACTGCCACAGGATCGGCGCCAGCCAAGACACATCGCGCAACTGGCCAGGGCGCCGGCGGCGATAAAGGTGGATCAGGTCTTCGGCGGGCACGCGGATGCGCTTGGCATGGGCGCGGCGCAGCAGCGGGAAATCATCATCATCTTCGCGAAGGTGAAAGGCCACCTTGCGGCCCCGTTGGTTGACTTCCACGCCCTGAATGATCCGGTTGCCATTCGGTGCCATGCCGGTGTGGTGCCAATCCAGCCGATCCGCTTCCAGCACCTGCAACGCCAGGCCCACCGGGTTATCGGCGGAAGGGCGCACGCTGCGCATCCAGATCAGGCTTTCGCCGCTTTCCACAACGGCGCGAAAGGCCAAAGCCTGCAGGCCCGCCCAATCCAGTTCGCCTTCCACATCGCAGCCGGGGCCAGCCGCCCAATTCGCCCAGGCAGCGGCTTCAGGCGCCGCGCCGGAATTTGAACCTTCCGGCACTTTCCAGGTGGTGGTGATGCCGGTGCCAACCGCATTGGCAACCCACAAATCAACGATGCGGCTGGCATAGGCATTGTTGCGCACCGCATCACGGGACCGATCAGCAATGGTGCGGATCGCGCCATCCATTGCCTTGCGCGCCGACCCGGTTGGCGCATTCCAATTTGCGCGGCCCGCCGGCTGGCGCGCGGCGGCAAAGGCCGCAGACCTACCAGAAAGGGTTTTGCGCAGCCGATCAAGCAAGCCCATCAGGAACCACCGCCAATGACAGCAATGGTACGCGCCGGGCGCCGCTGCGTGGTGCTGACGCTGGCGGCGTAAAGCGCACTTAGCGCGCGTTCCATTTCAGCCAGCGTTGCGTATTCCACAGTTCGGTTTTCGAATGTCACCTTGCGCGTGCCGCTGGTATAGGCATCTGCCAGCACGCGCGCGCGCGTCCCGGCAACCTGAGCCAGGGCCCAGGCGAGCGTATCAGCAAACATGCGGTTTATCCTTTACCAGGCGCCACCAGCAGCCCCACCCCAGCCACGCGGGCGGAAGGCAGGGCGCGGCGGCGGTGCGGCATGGGCCGGCACGGTAGCGGGTTCATCAACCGGCGCTTCATCCGGCTGAGCTTCTTCAAGCGGCGCTTCTTCTTCAGCATCAAGCGCCAAATTCGTCTGCAGCGCGCGGCGGGCGGGCTGCATCAGGGCCAGTTGCAATTCAGCCCGGGCCCATTCCGCTTCCTGCCAACGCTCGATCCCAAGCAGCGCGGCGGCGGCACGGGCATAAACGCGGCAATCCAGCGCTTCGTTTCTTTCGCGGGTCTTCACCCATTCCTGCCGGAACACCCCGGCGCGGACTTTATGGCGGCGGATTTCTTCCGAAACCAACTGCCGGCACACTTCTTCGCCAGCCAGGTGTTCGGGCAGAAACACATACCCCGGCGGATAGCCTGCCGCGCTTTCGGCAGTGGGCTTTTCCAACCGCAACTGCCCGTAGAATTCCCCTTTGAGGTAGGATGATCCCACCAACCAAGGCTTCAACTGGCCAACCCGCTTGCCGCTGCGCCGCACATCCACCTTGCCGCCTGGCGCAATGGCCTGGGGCTGAGCATCGCGGCCCTTCACGGCGATGGCGCGGCGCTGGCCGACCTTTCGAACGAAGGCATAAACCTCGGCCGTGGTGGTGCCGTCACCGCTATCCACTGCGGAAAGGCTGATCGGCAACGCGCCGCCTGCCTCATGCGGGTAGATGGTTTCAAGCGCCGCCGCCACCTGTTCCCAGGTGGCCCAAGCGAAGGGGCTGCCAGCGATGATGATGTGATCCACCAGCCAGCTTTGCCGAAGGCGCCCCCAGGCCCAAATAAACAACTCGATCCGGTTGCGCTGAACGTCAATGCCGGCGGTCAGAACCAGCCCGCCCTTCGGGACAGTACCAGGCGCCCAGCTTTCGCGGCGGTCATAAAGCCGCTGGAATTCCGGCGCTTCTCCTGCAATGCGCCAGGCGCGGCCAAGCTTTTGCTGCGTGAAGGTTTTCAGGCCTTCGGGATCGTCTTTGACTTCTTCGAATTCGGCGGCCAGGTCCGCCCAGGAAATGGTCGGGCTATACAGCGCATTGATCGCGAAGCCCGCATGTTCTGTCAGCAATTCCGGCTTTGCATGCACCCATTCGCCCTGTGCCAGCATCGCCGGGCGATGGATCGGATCAATCCCCGTACCGCATTCGCTGCAATGGTACTGTGCCGCCTGCGGCTGCCCCTTCGGCCAGCGCAGGCTTTCCCATTCCAGCGTCTGCTTCGTTTGGCAATGCGGGCAGGGCACCAGAAACTTGCCCTGGCTTGAAGCTTCATAAGCCGCAGTGACGCGGCAGGAATCCTCTTCCGCCGGCGTGCTAACCTTTAGGATTTTCTCGCGGCCAGCATAGATGATGGCGCGGGCTTCAAGCTGGCGAACCGGATCACCGCGGCCATCCGCATCCATAGGATAGTCAGAAACTTCTTCCATCAGCAGCACACGGGCAGATCGCATCTGCAGGTTGGCCGATGAATTGGCGGTCAGAAGCTGCAAATACCCGCCAGGAAACCGCTTGAAGGTGGCGGTGCTTTCCTCACCGGATCGCGCCACCACTTCTTCCACGCGCGCCGCCAAGGCCGGGCTGGCGCTGATCATGGGATCAAGCTTCAGCCGGTTATAGCCGCGCATCATGTCAATCGAAGGCAACATCACCAGCACTGGCGCCGGCGTTTCGGCCATCACCTGGCCGATCAGATTCAGCGCGGCCTCAGACCCGCCGATCTGCGCGGATTTCAGGAAGGTAACGCGCCTGGCCGGATGGCTGAGCGTCATCACTTCCATGATCTGGCGCAGATAGGGCACCCGATCAGTCTTCCAGCGACCAGGCCAAGGGCTGCCCGATTCGGCCGCCACAATGCGTTCCGCTTCCGCCCATTCCGCCACGTTACGCGGGGGAGCCACGCGGCAAGCAAAGGCTACTGCATTCAGCAGCAGCGCCTCAGCATCACGCGGCGGAGCGGTTGGCAGCATCCTCCATAAATTCCTTGTGTAGCCCCGCCATGACGCGGCGCTGTTCATCAGCCAGGCGGTCAGCAATGGCAGCGGGGTCAGTCATTGGTGCCAGCACCACGGCCAACTCCACCCAAGCCTCTGAAAACTTGGCCATGGCCCGCCCGAAAACACTGGTCGCGGCCTGCGCTACCGCATCGGCCTTCAGCACTTCGCGCTGCTTTTCCTGCAATTTCATCTCAGCCAGCGTGGCCTCAGCAGCTTCGCGGCGGGCACGTTCTTCGGCGAAGTTCGGCGCGCCGGCAGATGGGGCAGAAAACAGCGATTCGGCGTCAGCGCTGGATGGCTTGCCGATCATCTGGTCAGCTAGGATGAAATTCACCTTGCCATCAGCCATCAAGGCCGGTGCGGCAAGCTTACCTTCGCGGATTAGCTTGGACACATACGCGCGGGAACAACCCCGATGCGCGGCATATTCAGCCTTGGTGCCGACCGTCAATTTACCGTCAGCGGCCATCGTGAACCCCAGTGAACTGTTTCAATGAACCCCCACACTAGAAAACTTGAGCGCGTTAGCCGCC